GCAAGTTCTATAAATGCTACATCTGATGCTGCTGTAAGAGTAAGACCAACTCCAGCTGCTTTAATTGAGCATATGATGAGACGTGTATTTTCGTTAGTCTGAAAAGCATCCACAGCAGCCTGTTTGTTTATTGCACTATCACGCCCTGTAACTGTCACAGCTTTTGGAAAAGCTTTACGAAGTTCATCGACAACCTCATGTAGAGAACAGAATACTATCAGTTTTTTATCGTTTTCTAAAAACGTTTTTATGAAGTCTATTGCTTGTGCGACTTTCCCTTTTGTTGCAAGGGCACGTAAAGTCATAAACTTTACAAGAGCTTCCATTCGCATTTTGCGTCTAATTTCCCAGTCGGTGCATTCTGTATACTTCTCTAGATATGTAGCAAGATCCGTAGCGGCAGTGTTGTATTGTTCACGATTAGAGATGTCAATATAAAGTTCTGTACGTGTCTTGTCAGGAAGTTGTGAGAGCACTTTTTTCTTTTCTCTACGAATCATACATGTTTCATATAATTTTTCAGACAATAAGCGAAGTGGTACTGCAGGCACAGCGTCCTTATCACGTGGATCAGTACAAAAGTCTGCTCGAAATTGTGTAGCACCCCCAAACTCATCTAGTCGATCTAGGATAGAAAGTTGAGCAATTAAGTCTTCGGGACGATTGACTACTGGTGTCCCTGTCAGAAGAGTGACCCACTTTTTATCGAATGACAAACCTTTTGTAAAAATAGTTTGTTGTGCAGATGGATCTTTTACTCGATGGCTTTCGTCAATAATGATGGACTTAAAGAGTTTGATAGCAGGATTAAAAACCACATCCTTTAGTCGAAAGGATTTTTTATTTCCTTTTATATCCCAAACAAAATATTTGCGTAAACTTTCATAATTGACTATTGCCACTTGATGAACGCCCATTTTAAGTAGATACCCCCAAGTCGCTTGTACGCTATTATCGAGAACCATTGCAGACTTGTCTGTGAACTTTTCAAATTCTCTTTGCCAATTTATTTTTAGTGACGAGGGGCAAATAACCAAACAAGGATAAGCATTTGCAGTGTCGACTATACCTATACTTTGTAATGTTTTTCCAAGTCCAGGTTCATCACCAATGAGAACTCGTTTTTTTTCTAGTCCAAATTGGATACCCTCTGCTTGATAAGGGTAAGGTTCTATATTAAGTTTGTGTTTAAGCTCTCTCATAAATTCCAACCATTGAGTTCGTATACTCGTTTACGTGCATCTTCAGGATTAAAGAATACTTCTTCAGCTATAGGTTCAAAAGTTTCGTTGCTTGTCTTTCTGAATATTCTAAATCCATTTCGACGTCTTATATATATGTACTGTCCTATTTTAATATTTTTCATTTTGTTTCTTAGGTGTCATTAGCCAATAATTAAATGCAAGTTCTTCATACTTATCACGCCCTTTTAGGTAAATATGATCACCACGCTTGATAAACTTTTTGAATATCTTGCAGTTCTTTTTTGAAATAGCATAGATAAAGTCTTTATCAGAGTTGGCAATATCCATATACCACGCACGGCTTCTATCCCAATCAAAAAAGTCTACAGCGTCATCAAACTCTTTTTGCGAAGATGCAAACGTGGTTTTGAGGTCTCCTCCAAAATGAAAACTTTCTAACCACCAATCCCACTTACAACGAGTGTCGAGAGTAAAAGGAAATTCACAATAAGAGAATTGTTGTTCTTTATTTATCATACACTTTTGTGTATTAGATAACTCTAACACTTTTGCTAAGAAAGGGTCTTGCTTTGCTTCCATTCTAAGTGAACGTTGCATTTCTTTTGCGTGAAGAAACTCATCGTCTGTGTATTTTACATCATCAACAGTTAGGTTATAATAATCAACCCTGTTAGGCTCTGTGATAAGCGCATCTACTAATGAGCCAAAACGAAAAGCGTCTTCTCTATCTCCAAACATGGGACGTGGATGCATGACTTCTTTCAATGCAGTGAGGTCTGAATTGCTTACCTCACTGCGATTGTAATATGTATCAGGGTTGTGGTTCATACTATTTTGCCTTTACATTATCAATATAATCTACGCTTTCATCTTTAATGAACGTTCCATCACTATTTGCTTGCTTTTCACAGAATGTGATTTGTTTTTTGAAGATCTTAGTAAGTTCATCAACTGTTAGTTTACAACCTTCACTTGTCCACCACATCATAATAATTGGCAGAATGCCTTCTGGGTTGAGGAGTTGAATTTTCTTTGTTACCTTTATCTTAGATTGTGATGTTGTCATTGTTGCTTGACCAGTGAAAAGACCGTCCATTTCAGACATTTGTTTTTTCATTTCTGCTTGTTTGCGTTCTTCCTCTTCACGCATTGCACGTTCCTTTTCTAGTCTTTCTGCTTCTTGACGTTCCTTTTGTAGCATCTCTGCCTTTAGTCTTTCTGCTTCTTCGTTGTTAGCTTTAACGATGCGTTCAAGATTAGCTTTCTTAGATGGTAGGCGATCTATGATGTAGGTTTTCATCTCTTCAATCTCAAAGGCATATTGTTCATTGAACGTCTTACTTAGAGAGTCGTAGATCTGTTTCTCAATGTTACTAGCTTCGATTGCAGTCATACCATATGGAATATGTACATTTGCACGAAGAGCTGTTAACCATTCAGAAGATAAGTTGGTTGAGAAATTTTCAATATCTTGAAATGACTGCTCGTAATTTTCTATAGTTATAGAGTTATCGATATTTTTTAGTGTATCGAGGTTTCTATTTACTTCAAACTGGAATTGAGCTTTTAAGTTGTTCTCAATATCTAGCTTAAAGCGTTCAATAGCCTGTGCCATTTGTTGTTTTGCATACTCCTCTTGACGACGTTTTTCCTCCTCTGCATGTTTCTTTGCAGCATAGCTATTACGGTATTGTTGCAACTTGTATGGTATTGTATTTGATTTTGCAGGGTCAATATCATTCTCTATTTTTGTGAAAGCAGTACGAACTTCGTCAAACAGCTTAGTTACAGGAGAACGTCTCTCATTCATTTTTTTTACTGTTTTACGTGCTTTCTCAATAAAATTAGCCGCTTGTTGGTCGAGTTCTTCCGTCATATTCCCACCATTCTGTTCGATGAGATTTAGAATATTATTACCTGCCTCAATGCACTTGTCGTGTGAAAGAGCATTATCTTTATATGATTGTGGTGCTGCTTGCACAATCTGTGCTATGTTTTCTTGTTTTACTATTGCAAGTTCGTTATTCATGTCTTTGGCATTTAAGAGAGTACACACAGAGATATTTGTGTACTCTATGTTTTTATTTAGTTTAATACAAAATAGACCATTGATTTGTCTGCGAGCATCTCTGCATTGTTGACAAAGTTCTGATGGCATATTTAAAATGTATCATCGTTAGAGCCTTGCTTAGCTGGGTCAATTGTTACTCCTTCAGATACATCTTGTGGAGTTGCAAAACTCTCTTCTGTACTTTCCTGTGATTGAGTAGAAGGTTCCTCGTCAGATACACCTCCGTATGGGTCAAAATCTTTTGTAGGGTCATCCACTACATCACTCTCAAATTGTGTACCTCTACCAATAGCAATTTTTGGATAGCTCTTGAAAGCATGCTTTATACACTTTGCAATAAGGAAACCAGTGTCGATTTGTCCGTTTACAGAAGAGTATAGCTCATTTGCTTTCTCAATTCGTTGATGTGTCGTTTGATCGTAGTAGCTATTATTCTTTGCAGAATACCCTGCTAAACGCTTCCAATCATCTTCTAGCATAACAGAATAGTCTGTACTTCCATCAATTCGTGTTATCTTCATAAAGCACGCTACAATATGATTAGAAGTGCGAGGTAGATTGCATCGGTAGTTTACATACTTACACCCATTGTTTTCTCCGAAAGAGAACTCATCTCCTTCATATACGATAACTGGGTTATCTGCATGTCGGATTTGCCCTGCTCTAGCACGAAGTACCAACTCTCCATATCCAGAGATGGTTAGATTGCAACGGCTCTCCCATACGTCTTTACCAGTTTGAGGATTTATTCCAACTTTGTAATTACGAGGTAAGAGATAACAAAGTGCTTGAGTTCCTTGTTCTAAAGAAAGCCCACGTACCGCAAGGTCGATAAAGGCAAAGAATACGGATGTAGAAGTACATTTGCGTAGCTTTTCATTTTCTCGAAGTTGCTTGTTAAAATTAATCACCTCACGTTCATAAGCAGCTTCACCACCTTGTTTCCAAATCATGTCGTAAACATTGATGAATTGTGAACGTACATAGTCGTTACGCAATACTTCTGTTGCAGAAAGTGATTGTAACTCTTTTGCTTGTTTAATTGTCTCACTCATAGTGTTAAAATTGTTTGTTATAAATTTGTTTTAGAAATAATCTTGCTCAGTACGTTGAAGCACTCTCAATATCTTTGTTGGATATTCTATCTTACCAGGACGAACGCTAGGCTTTACTTTTCCTTGTTTGCGCCATCTATCAACGTTTCCTCTTCCGAATAACTTGTAAGCTTTGCGTTGACTGATCATCTCTGGATCATTTTTATCATTCTGAATGAATAAAGCTAAACGTGCAGTTAGATCATTCATGAACGTTTCGTACGATACTACTTTATCGGAGAATGAGATTTGTACCATTTGTGTATTTTGTTTGTGTGATTTGCTTTGTATCTTTTTGTACTTTTAAGCCCACTTGTACCCAGAGTTACCCAAATATCAAGTAGCTAATACTTTTGTTCGACACCCACCAAGACCCAGCATTATTTTTATGTCCAAATCATCGGCAGCATACAGCTCTTTTATTTCCACATTCCGTACACCCAGCATTGTTTTCCAAATGCACAGCGCAGAAAGAGCGAACCAATACAAAAGCAATTCATTCAAAATTTAATCTTCTTCTCCAATCCCTGTAAGTTCTTTTATAAGTCCACGGCTATTCCAGTACTTGAATAGTAGACTTAAAAGAGCAAAACCACAGAATGATAAAAGCTTTGTGACAACAAACATCAACAAATCGTCTGTGTTTCCTAATAGTAGGATCAACGATAAAAAGAAAATAGCAAACAGCGTGTCATTGCGCCAATTCTTGTATATTGAAAGATACTTTTTCATAGCTGAATTATAAATTTATGTTTTGACTTAAAAATTTATTTACGAAGTAAATTTGACCTTTGCCTGTTACCTTTGTTGTTTTGCTTATGATGGAAGATCCATCTGGCTTTTGAATAACAGTTTTCTTCAATTCAAATAAACCTAATTCCATAGAGTGTTGAGTTGGCTCGTTGAAACTTTCTCCATATTTCTTACAGAGGAAACCATTGTTTCTCATCCATTCGAAAAGTCTTTTTTGTCCTGTGTTGATACCATTTTGTTTGATAAGTTTTGCAAGTTCACCAACTAGAATAGAGTCTGAACTTGTTGTAACGGCATCTGCAAATACGACCTTGGGACGACTTTCGACAATCGTTTGTTCTGCTTGTAAACGTTTTTGCTTTTCGTTTTTCAATTCTGTAGCAAGTTGAATTAGAAAGTCAGGATCTGCCAATGCTTTTTCAATTGACTTATCCGTCATATACGCACCATGTTTACGAATGATAGGCAGAACTTCACTAGTTATCCACTTGCGGAATTGTTTAGCTTCTGGTTTGCGACTATCCAAAATAACATCGTATAGTCCATCTTCGTTTACAAAGTTTGCCTGCTGAATTCTTCCTAAACTATCAGAGATGGGGTGACTTGTAATCACGTCATCTCCAAGCCTTCTCATTACTGCTGCTGTTTGCAAGTCTAAAGCCTTACAAATGTCGGTAAGACAGAACAATGGATTTGCTTCTGTTCCAATGACACGAACATTTCCAAACAGTGGATTATTGAATACTTGAATTGCTTGCATAAACTTTAGATTAGAATTGTTTTATGAAACCTAATTCTCTAGCTTTCTTTCTTACTAAATTTTGTAGG